GCATCAGTTGCGGGAGGGCGGCTTCGTACTGCTGCCTTGCCTGCTCCAACCGCTGACGCTCTGCCTCTGCGGCTTTGCGGATTTCAGCGGCCTCGTTCTGGCCATTTCGGAGATCGACTTCCCTTTTCCGTTCCCGTTCGGCAATCGTTGCTTGCTTCTCGGGGGGCAGGAGTTTGAAAGCTTCCTTCTCTTCCTTGGTCCAAGACCTCGGCGGCTCGATTGAGGGAGCCTCGGGCTCCGGATCGACTTGGCCTAGGTCGTCATCACCGGGAGGCAGATCATCTGCGGCGGTGTCTTCCTCGTGAGAGGAAATCTCGGGTGCAGCGGGCTCAACTGGCTCGGCAGGAGCCTCGGGCTGCGGGGTTTCGACAGCGGCGGCGCGTCGGGCTGCAAGGGCGTTGACGGCTTCGCTGATAGACAAAGGGGCGTCGTTCGCCGGAGCGCTGGTGTCAGCGCCGGTGGGCGTTAGATCGGTCATGTTTTCTCTTGGGTAATGCGCGGGATTGCGCTAAATTTGCCTTATGGACAAAGCGATTAAGCCATTCCGTGTCATCAATCCGGGGCGCTATCCAATCTGGAGCGCCCACGGCGACATATTCGATGCGCATTGCGTCGATTGGGAATGCCATATCAACCGCGAGGCAATTGCTGCCATGCGTAAGATCTCGAAAGAAAAGCTAGAGGCGGCGATTGCCGCCATCTACACCTCAGAAGATCCCTAAGACCTTCTTGCGTTCGCCCATGGCCTCGATCTCTGCGAGTTCCTTCTGGGCTAGGTTGCCGTTGGCTGCGACCGTGGCAAGGTGCGTCTTCACCTTCCCGACGATCTGAAAGGCTTGCCAGAGGCGCTCGCGGGCTTCTGTGTCCCGTGCGCCTGTGGCCTTCCATGCGTTGAGGTATTCGGCCTCCAGGGCGGTAAACGCCTCCTTGAGAAGGTCGCTCTCTAAGAGGCGCTCGGCCTGGGCGCCGCGTTCGGCGTCGGAGCGGACTGCGTATTCATCCATGGGCGTTCAGTCTCCGCTCTGCGAGTTTCCGAATGAGGTTCTTCACCCACTTGCGGAGCATTGGATCTGTTAACCCATGAAGGTCACAGTAATGGCCTGCTGTGGCCTCTAGCAGCTTCCCATCCATCAGCCCGGCTCCCCGCCAACGTTAACTTGAGACGTTCTCATGGCCACATGAGCGTCGAGAATGCCCATCTTTTCCTTGATGCGCAGTTCTTCCGCCATGGCCTGAGCCTTGAGGGCGATTTCCGCCTGCATCTGCTGTTGCTTCTGAGCGAACTCGGCCGCCATCTGCTGTTGCTTCAGACGGTGTTCCTGCTGCATCTCGGCAATCGCGAACTGATGCTCCCGCTCCATGCGCTGAATATCAAGCTGGGCGTCAATCTGTGCCGTCTGCTGCTTGATCTGGGCGTCAGACTGAGCCTTCATGTTGTCGGCTTCAATCTTGGCCTGTGCGGCAATTAGCTTCGGATCGGGCGGCGGTTGCGGCGGCGGGTTGAGGGGCTGCCCTGTCTGCGGATCAACCGCTTCGGGATCGGTGAAGAACGGCTCAACCGACTTGAGGCCCGCCAGTTCGACGACCTTCTTGAAGGTGTTGTACATGTTGGCCGGCTTAGCGAGGCCGATCTGCATCGCGCCCTCCTGCATCGGGAGGAGCCCCATGAGGAACGCCATCTGCTGCTCTTTCGAGCCCGACAGAGCCACCCGGACCGTCATGTCATCGCGGGTTTTCCACTGGCGCGGATTGACCGGAACCCACTGGTTGCGCAGGCGGACCGTGTTTTCCTGCCTGTCATTCATGCGAATGGTGGCATGAAGCAACAGGAACAAGTCCTTGATGCCCGTTTCTGCGAAGATGCGGGCAATCAGCCTCATCCGGGCCTGTGCCATCGAGAACATCTGAGCCGATGCCGTGGCGCTCTGGTTCGACAGCGCCTTGGCGTCGATGCCCTGGCCCTGCCGCGTGACGCCCGTGCGCCATTCCCGCTGTGCATCGAAATACTCGATAGCCGGGAGGACTTCGGCGCCCTGCGATGTCGGACGATGATAGATCAGACCGCCGGGCTGCTTGGTGCGAACGATCTTGCCCGGCCGATTGGTCAGCAGGTCGTCAAGGGTTTTCTCACCCGCGAACGCCTCTGCGATTTCAGTCGGCGGGTTGACCGTCAAATAGAGCTGATCGAGGTAGCCACGGGTTAGCGCCGTCTTAATGCGCTGGATGTCCATCACCAAGTCGGCGACTGACCGGCCGTAGAACCGGTGCGGCATGATGACAGGCGTCATGGCCGCGAACGGCATGAACGGCACCTTTACCACGTCGGGCTTGCCATCCCGGAGCAGAACCTCGGCATCATCGCCGCCCGTGGTCACTCGCCACAGACGCGCTTTGCCGCTCTTGTCATAGTCGCACTTGATATAATGCTCGGTCACCGTGATCAGGCGGGTAGCGTCGTTGATGTTGGCGCCGTTGGCCTGCTCGTCCTCGACGGTATCGCGGGCTAGGTCTTCCTCGTTCTTGCTCTCGCCGGCCGTCTGGAGGCGCTTAACCTGCTCCGCGTCATAGCCCTGCTCAACAAGGACGCTCTCGGAGCGCTTGGTCTCGTGATAGGCATAATCAGCGTCCCTGATCGACCGGGCACGGCGGGTAATGCCGAATTCCTCGGGCGGTACATTCTCAGCCTTGGCGCAGCCGTAAGGAATGACCTTGCGGAGCGTCACGTCATGCGTGCCGTCCTCGTTCTCTGTGTGCTCCGTGACCACGAAGCCGGCCTCATCGGAAGTCTCGACTATGGCCGCATACACCTCGGGCGGCACATCCAGATAGGTCTCTTCCTCTTCCTTGTCGCCCTTGTCCCAATAGACCTTGACGACGCCATTCTTCTGGAGAAGCGCATCCTTGATGAAGTTGTGCAGGATGACGAAGCCGGGGTTCTTCTGCCAAAAGACGTGTTGTGTGTAATCGGTCTCTTGCTTGGCGGCTTCCTCATCCTCGGGACCGACCGGCTCAAACTCCACCGTCTCGTCAGAGGAGGCGAACACCTCCATAAGCGAGGGCATAAGCCCTTCGACAGTATCGGCAACGTCGGTCGATACAGCCTTGGAGCGGTCGGCAGGCGCCGGCATATCCTCGGCCATGTCGCCAAGGTAATATTCCATTGCCTTGGAACGCTGGCGGACCAGTTCTGACGCGGTGTTCGTGCCGAGCGCATCCGCCTTCTCGGCCTGAAGCAAGGCTTTGAGGGCCTGAGTGGACATCGGCATGTGTTAATCGTCTTTCTTCAGATTGGATGCTTGAACAGCAAGGGCGTCGCGGAACCGCTCGCCTGCCTTCCTGGAGAACAGGAACTCACCGACGCGGGCGTGAGAGTCGCCCATATTCCAGAGCGCCCCGTCATAGGGCCTCAGATCAATGGCGGTCGTCAGGATGACATTGCCCTTGGCGTCCTTGAACGTGATCTCGGCGCCTGCAATCGGGTTCTCCCGGTATTGCTCCTCGGTCCATCCAAGCTTGGTCAGCCATCCCCAAGGCATCAGGCAATCCCTAGATTGTCGTAATTGATATCGCGGTTGAAGGCTTTGCCTCTCGCGGGATCTTCGTAGGTCACGCACATGAGGCCGAAGCTGTCGGCGCCGTGCGAGGCCCAATCGTGTTCAGGACCCAACCCAATGTTGCGGGTCTCGTCTTTCCGCTCGTGGTACCAGCCCAGCGCAGCCCGGCCGCCTTCGGTCGTGGCCTCATTGAACCAGATCGACGGGAACAGTCGCCGCGCAGCCTCGATACGAGCCGCAGCAGCGCCCTTGCCTTGGTTAGGAACAACGGTCACGTCGTAGCCAGCAGCCCCGAAGGCGCTCTCATACGAGACGTTGATAACCTTGTCGTTCGTGGCGCCATCGTGAGGCAGCCATATCTTGGCCCTGTCCGGCGTGTAGCCGTTGGCCCGCATCCAGGCGAGGTGCGTGGCGTTGTCCTGCCCTACGGCCTCGTAATAGTTCAGAACCCGGACTTC